ATAAATTATCACTTCATCATTTAAACTAAAATCATCTTTATGTCTACCAGATGGATTGTCTAATTCTATTGTAAAATTTGAAGTACCATTACTTCCATTTGCACTTCTAACTACTTCAATATTTCTTGAATCAGAATAAGTAGTGCCTTCAATAGTTAATTTTGTATTAATTACCATTAGTTTAAACTAATAACATTATTTAATTCACGTTGTAGTGCTTCACTCATATCGTCTGGATCTGTTCCTTGCACCTTATCAATACTAATATTAATAACATTTGAACTTCCTTGATTAGAATCAATAGCTTTAACTTCATTGTCTAAAGATAATTTTTCTAATAATTCAAACTTTCCAAGTCCTAATTTAGATGTAACAAAATTTAAAGCTTTAAGTAATAAATTGATTCCAGCTATTATAATATTTATGCTGGCTTTTGCCACTCCTACTATTGTATTCCATATTGTAGAAAAAGTATCTTTAATTTTATCCCAATGTTTAACCATATAATATCCTGCTACAACCAATAATCCTACTGCTAATACTATTGCTAAAATTGTTGCTGTGATTGGTGCTGTAACTGCTGATAATGCTCCAAATCCTCCTATAATTAAAGGCATTGCAGCTATTAATGCGCCAAAAGCTCCAACAATAATTAACATTGGACCTACAATTAATGCCAATCCTGTTCCCACTGCTAATAATATTGTAGCAAATTTAGCCACTGTTGGATGTTGTTCAAGCCACCCTATCAATACTTGTAATTTATCTGCAACCCATGTTGCTGCTGGTAATAATACTTCACCCATAATTCTTGCTAATTTAATTAAACTATCTTGAATATTAGATATCTTACCTAAAAATGTTGCTGATTGTTTATCCATTAAATCAAAAAATTTCCCACCTTCACTTGTCATAGTGGTGAAAGCTTCTTCGACTTGATCAAAACCTATGTCTCCAGCACTAACCATTTCAGCAATCTGTTTCTCTGCCACTCCTAAATTCTTTGCTAATTCTGCAACTAAAGGTACACCTGCTACTGCAAAATCTCTTAATTCTCTACCTGTTAGTTTTCCTTGGGTTCTTACTTGTCCGAAATTCAATGCTAATCTATTCAAAGGTACATTTAATCCAGAAGATAAATCTCCTAATGATTTTAAAGTGGGTAATAATTTTTCAGAAGTTACTCCCATCGCTAATAATTGCTTAGCATTTTGTTCTATCCCTGTAATTGTAAATGGTGTTCTAACAGCGAAATCAGTTAATTCCTTTAACTTTGCCATAGCTGCCTCTTCACTTCCAAGCATTGTTGAGAATGCTATTTGTGTTTGTTCAAAATCTCCTGCAACTTTTAATAAGCCTCCTATTGCAACTGCTCCGGCGATACCCATGCCAGTTATTGCTGTTCCAGCAAGTGTGGCAAACTTGCTCATATCACCAAGACTTGAATTAGCATTATTAAAAACTTTCGAGAATTCATCTATCGCTTTGATAGTTATCGCTACACTTGCTCCTCCTGCTATTCCTCCTAATAATCCACTTACCATTTTACTTTCTTTTTGCTTTACGCATCGCCTTCTTTTGCTCTGCCTCTAATTTTTTTAAATAATGAATAACTTCATAATATTCTTTTAAACTTAAATTTTGGACATCCTCCAATGTCCATTTGAAATGATCGCATATTGCTAATTCATTTCTTATTCTTTTAGAGGCTTTTGAAAATCCGATAAACCATTAAAATCATTAATTTCTTTTTGCAATTTAATGCCATCTTTCATGCTTAAATTTTCATATTCTTCTGCTGTTATATCTGTTGCACTTAACATTAACTGCTTTGCTGATTCTTCTTTTGATAGTTCTCCGAATTTAACAATGTCCTTATACTTGATTTCTTTGATTTGTATTTTTCTTATGCTTGTTTCTACTTCCATATTTTCCTCCCTGATTTAGTTTATCTTAAAAAAACAAAAGATAAAAAAAAATTTATAATCACCACGGATTATATTTATGTACTGTGTCGTATGCACTTCCAGTAACATTCATTGGTCTAACTTCTATTGTAGTCTCTGTTGTTCCCTCTAATACAGATGGATTTTCCATACTTGTAATCTTACATCCGCTCATATAGAATGTTGTATGTTGACTGCCTGCTACTCTTGCATCTGCATTTAAATCGAATGTCATATTAAAAGAACCATTGCTCTTATAATAATCATTGTATAAAAATGCTGCATCACTTGCATCAAGATCCATTGTAACATTAACTGTATAATCTCTATTACCTACAATAGGTGCTGCTATATCCCTACTACCATTAAGATAGTGTGATGCAGTAAGATTATTATTAATTTCAAACGAAATCTCTTTTGCTGTGTCCATTGCACTTCCTGCTAATGTTAATGAACAGTCATTCCATAAATATGGTGAATTTCCAGAATCTACTAAAGTTGTTGTTGTTCCTGAACTAAATGCTAATGTTTGTCCTATAAAGTCTACATCTAACATAACTTTTTCGCCTTGCGTCGCAGTTACAGTTACTGTATTTGGGATTGCTCCACCGACTGTTCTAATAAAATTTCTGTTTGTTCCAGGTGCTTGCTTGCTATCTTCTAATGTAAAACTAAAAGGTGTAGTCAATTTACCTGTTCCAGAAACGAACGGACTTTGCCAAACATCAGAGTTTGTTTCAGTTACTCCATGAGTTGCGATTGTTCCTGTTGCTCCAGATACTTCAACTATGCTTCCTATTGAATAAAAAGCTAATCTTAAATCTGTTGGATGTACACCTAATGTGCCAGTAACATCTCTTGGACCTTGTTCCATAGCGTCCCAATTTCTATTTGCTGTACCCATATAATGATTTATAAGCTTATTCTCTGAATCATCTATTGATAATTCTTGAACTTGCCCTAACCAAATAACAGAACCAGCATTCATAGAAGAACCCCAAGTACCACTTTCATGTAAAGCTAAAACCTTATTTTGATCTGATATATATCTTGCTATTTTTTTATCCTCCTTTATTTAATTGATTATGAAACATTCCAGAATGTATATTGAATCTGGAGTATTCTTGATTTAATTCCTGCATCGCCTTCTTCATCTACCTCTACCTGGCTTAAACATCTAAAATCATGTAAATCGTTGTCATTTGATCCATCTGTTGCAAATTGTATGGTTCTTAGTCTTTCATAGACATCGTCACTTAAAGTATCCTTTTCTTTCTCATTTCTCGCCCATACTCTTAATTCTAATGTAATTATCACGTCCATTGCTGTGGTTTGCATGCCGGCACGCGTAGCTTCCATATTAGGCATCTTAATTGTAATTAATGGATATTGTACTGTCCTTTGAGGATAACTCGTCATAACGAACTTACTGTCGCTTTTTCTCTTAGAAGTAATGGGATCTGTTATATTATCCAATAGGTCTTTCTTTACAAAATACAGTATGTCTCGCTTGAATGTGGATGTACTAACCATTATGAATTATCTCGCGCTTGAGATGTTATTTTAAGGTACTTTTTGTTTATATATATTGATTGTCTCATTATATATTCTTAATTGCCTTTTGCATGATCTCTCCTAACTTAGCTTTGTTTCTATCCTTGCTATTATTAAAATGTCGTCTGCCTGTAAATCTGCTTGTTCCATACTCTAAGAATTGTCCATATTCTACATCTGAAAAAATCACCGCATCTTTTTTACCAATATTAATATCAACTGAATTAAGAAATCTACCAGTATCAACAGAAACATGTTCATTTCTTCGGCCAGCAATACTTTGTTTTACTTCACCTTGCATGAATATTGCTGCATTTGTTAAACCAATTTGTTCTTGTTTAACTACATTCTTTTTCTTTTTATTTAAATAATTAGAAACTTCTTTTATATCAGTAATAGTCATTTTAACACTACTCGCCATAGTAACTACCTGTAGTTAGTCGCCTTAAATATATCCTTTTATAAATTTTAGTATTTTCTACTTCTGGTGTGTAAGTTCCAATTGGTATTGGTGAATAAGAATCTCCTCCAATAATTACTTTTAACATATCTTCTGAACCTGTAATACTTACACTTCCATTTACATATAATTTTAGATCGTTATCTTGTAGTTTGCCTTGTTCAATTAAAACACTATCTGTACTTCCTTGTTGATTACTAAGAGGCATTGCTATTCCAGAAGTTGCCACACTTCCATTTACAGTCAAAACTACTTCATCATCCCATACTGAACCAATTGTCT